TGGTAGCAGAATGGAATTATGTAGTAGAACAAGAGGGGGATGACACCACTTCAGTGGAAATTAATAGACAAATCGGAGGAAGCATATAATGACTTTACCACTTAACATGGTTACTAATGTATTATCAGAGAACCAAAACAAGTTTATCACAGTTAAGTTCTTGACTAAGGATAACGAGGAGCGTACCTATACAGGTCGTATGAATGTAATAAAAGGATTAAAGGGTAACGAGAGAGGTCGTATAGCGGCTGAAGCACTACGCAAGGCAGGGTACATAACACTGAAGACTAAGCAAGGCTACAAGTGCTTTAATGTGGATCGTGTGCTAGGTTTTGTAGCAGGTGGTCGTCGTATCTTTGGGTTAGGTAACGAGTTGTAATGCCCTTACCCCCTTCGATGGAAATGGAGCTTATGGAGCTAGGTATACTCAAGAGTGATACAGAAGAACTTGAGAGTATAGCCGAGCAGACAGGCTTCTATGCACTAAGAGCCGAGACTATAGCTTGGCATAACACACTAATAATAGATGGAGAGGTAATGTTCTAATGGGAAAGATAGAATTACATGGAGATTTCATGCTTACGAGCGATGTAATGAAGAGACTTAATGATATTATATATGCTAAAGAACCCGTAAAGGAAGCTATAGAGTTTAAGAGAGATATTATAGTAGAAGATATAGAAAGAAGCCATAAATGAGTTTAAGACCAATATTTTACTGCCCTGACTGTTTGAAAGAGGGCTTCAAGAATAAACTTAAAGTAACACATACAGAAGAATACTTTAAGTTAGGATACCCAAGTATAAGAAGACGCAAGAAGTGTCTATCTTGTGGATTAATAACTAGAACAATAGAAATGGAGTTACAAGACAATGAGTGATTATAAACCATATTATAGGACTGATAAGATGAAACAAGAAGAACTAAGAACAGCTAAGTATGTAAGTATTTTATTTTTTACTATGGTAGGGTTCTCATTTATAGGATTTGCTTTCGTATTAGTTAAAGCAATGTTATACATGACTGGTCTATTCTTATGAACAACCAAGACATATTAAATATGTGTAAGAGGTTAGCTAGTAAGTACTACAACCATCAGGACTACGATGATATAGTTTCTGAAGGTGTAGTGCTATGTTTAAAAATGAGATCTGAAGGTATTACTGAACCCTACAAGTTATACTATAGTGCAAGAACAGCTATGTTTGAATACGTTAATGTAGGTCTATCTAAATTTAGCTACCCAAAAGGTAGGAGTGGTCGTGAGGCAGTACAGGAAGACACTACAACGTATGTAGACTTAGAAGACGTACAGATACCTGCTGAAGACTTGTTTGGCTCTTACGAACTAAAAAATGCTGTAGAGGCTCTAAAGAAACACTTAAGTAAAAGAGAGTGGGAAGTGTTTGTATGTCTACACAACAATAACAACAACTTTACCCATACTTCTAAGGTACTTGGGGTGTCTAAGCAAGCTATCGAACAGGCTATCAATAGAATAAAAAACAAGATTGTAACAATTTGTGATGTTGACATTTAACGAAATCAGACATTATAGATTAATACCTACATAAGTATTAACATAAGTTTTTTTTCTACAGCGTATAACGAATAAGAAAAAAGTCTTAGGAAAGAACATAAGTATGACTATAGTAAATGAAGATAACAACTTAAAGCATCAGCCCTGTCCTTTTGTGTCGTGTGGGTCAAGTGACGCTTTTTCATATGAAACAGTAAAAGGTGTAGGATTCTGTCACTCTTGCGAAGGTAAATATTCTCACAAATCTATAGGTTTGTACCCTTGGGCAGAAGATAAGTATCCTACTAATACAGAAAGAAACTATATGAACGTAACAGAGTTTACACCTAAAAGAATAGAAGACATTTCAGAAGGTAGGCATGAAGCCTTGAGAGGTGTAACTGCGAGTACCATGCAAGATTATAACGTACTCACATATGACGACAGACAAGAGTACATATACCCGTCTGGGGGAATTAAGGTACGCAAACTAGGTGAGAAGGTTTTCTATACTAAAGGCAATTTTAAAGGTGATGAACTGTTTGGTATGAACCTATACCCTGCTGGGTGTAGTAAGATGGTTACAATAACAGAAGGGGAGCTAGACGCTTTATCTGTTTGCCAGATGATACAAAACCAATACCTTAATCCTGTAGTGTCGTTGCCTTCAGCTACACCATCTAAGAAACTATGGGAAAACTGTAAGGAGTGGATAGGTAGCTTCGAGAAGATCATACTATCTGTAGATAATGATGATGCAGGTAATGCTGTAGCTGATCGTATGGCTAGATTATTCCCTAACAAAGTATATCGTATGCAACATGGTGAATATAAAGATGCAAATGATTTTTTACAGGCAGGGAAAACATCTGAGTTTAAGAGGATGTGGTGGATTCCTACTAAGCATACACCAGAGAATATACTTAACACGTCTGAGCAATTCTTAAAGTTATATGATGAAACTCCAGAGCATGTATACTACAAGACAGGTATCGAGGCGTTAGACGATAAGATATTAGGTTTGATGCAAGGTCACTTCACAGTATTTAAAGCACCTACAGGCATAGGTAAGACTGAGCTTATGAGGTACATGGAATACAGTATGTTACAGCAAGATATACCTATTGCCGCATGGCACTTAGAGGAGACTAAATTAAGGTCACTGCTAGGTCTTGTGTCGTATGAGGCAGGTGACAACTTAACAAGACGTGACTTGATAGAAGAAAAGCAAGCGGATAACATTGTACGAGATGCTATAGGTAAAATAACTAAAGATGAAAACTTCTATCAGTTTTACTTAGGTGATGGTCAAGGTGCAGACGAACTCATAGATCAGATAAGATTCTTTAGTCAGGCTTGTGATTGTAAGTTTGTATTCTTTGAACCTATACAAGATGTAGTTGTAGGAACATCAGAAGATAGTAAAGAATCTATGTTAGCTGATTTATCTATACGACTATCTAAGTTAGCCGCAGAACTTAACGTAGGCATTGTAACGATTGCCCACACCAATGAAAACGGAGATCCAAAGTATTGTAAGATGATAGGACAACGTGCGTCTGTTATTATTGATCTACATAGAGATAAGGAAGCTGACAATATGGAAGAGCGTAACACAACTTACCTGAAGGTAGAAAAGAATAGACCTTGTTCAGAAGAAGGGCAAGCAGGTAGGTTATCGTTTGATTTAGACACATTTATGTTAACGGAGATAAAGTAATGGGATATTGGAAAGAAACTGGTAAGTGGGAAATAACTAAAAACGTATACTTAAGTGAAGGTGTATATATGGATAAGGTAGTAGCTGTAGGTACAAAAAAGAGAATTGAAAATCTATACAATAAGACAGTAGAACAAGCAGATGACTTTGAGAGGTTCAGTTATGATATTAGAGAAGAAACGGAATGGTGCGAATGAGTATATTTGATATAGAAACAGATGGGTTCAACCCCACAAAGATACACGTCTTATCTTACACAAATGAAGAGGGTGAGATACAATCTACTTTTGATTATGAAGAAATGAGAACATTCTTTCTAAACGCTGACACAGTAATAGGTCACAACATTGTTAGGTATGATTTACCTGTAGTAGAAAGAATACTTGATATAAAGATAGATGCTAGGATTATAGATACCTTACCTTTAGCTTGGTATATAAATCACAACTTACAAAAGCATGGACTAGCGCAGTATGGTGAAATGTATGGTGTACCTAAACCTAAGATAGATGATTGGCAAAACCTAAGTCCAGAAGAGTACCAGTACAGGTGTGAGGAAGACGTTAGGATAAACGTCAGGTTGTGGCGTGATCTAGATTTAAAGCTAAACAAGCTATACCCCGTCAGTGGAAATAAGGATAAACTTGTTGACTACATGACATTCAAGATGGAGTGTGCTAGAGAACAAGAAACCCTCCAGTGGAAATTGGATGTAGATAAAGCAGAAGGTCACTTACAGGACTGGGAGAACCTAAAGGCTGAGAAGACAGAGATGCTTGCTGATGCTATGCCACGCAAAATTATTAC